TTCTTGATGGAGGTATGGAAGTAGATTCCTTAACAAATGTAAACTTTAGAGAACTCGACTTTGAGAACTCAATTGCAGCAGCAGAAACTCAACTATTAAAAGTATTAGGTGTTCCACCTCTGCTACTTGATTCAGGAAATAATGCGAATATTCGACCTAACCATCGTCTTTACTATCTTGAGACCATATTACCGATTGTGCGAAAAATTAATTTTGCCCTTGAAAGGTTCTTTGGTTTTGAGATCACAGAAGATGTTAGCAATATTCCCGCTTTACAGCCTGAACTACGTGATGCTGCTTCTTACTACTCTACTCTCGTAAATACAGGTATTATTACACCAAACGAGGCTAGAGAAGCCTTAAACTATAACGAAATATTTGGAGCAGGAGACTTAAGAGTTCCAGCCAATATTGCTGGATCTGCAGTAAACCCTGATATGGGCGGCAGACCACCAGAAGGAGATAATACCGATGTCTAGAAAAACTAGAACTGAACACATGCAAACATTGGTTAACTTTTTTATGGACGAAGGAAAAATTTATACTCGAAGCGAGTATATCCGTCTTGGAGACGCTGCTCCAATTCCATATAAAATGTTAGGCAGATATTTTTCAGGTAAGAACTATAATACGGTTATTCGTATGTTAAAAAGAGCTTATCCTGTTGAATGTTCTTCTATTGGCACTGAGCCAGTAGAAGTTCTACCGCCCGTTTTTGCTCACAAGCAGGAAGAACCGGCAAAAGAGCTAAGTCCGTTAGAAAAACTAAGACTAGCTTCCGCAGGAGAATCAAGTGAATAAGATTTTTCATATTGGCTCCACCTTTAAAGCGTTTGAAGAGGATGATACTCTCCATATTGCAGGTATGGCAAGCACAAACGCAACTGATCGGGTTGGAGACGTTATTGAGACCGAAGCTTGGACTAAGGGCGGGCTTAATAATTATTTGAACAATCCAGTAATTCTTTTCAATCACGACTACAATCAGCCGATTGGCCGAGCAATTCAGCTTGGTACAAATGACAATGGTCTGCAGTTAAAAGCAAAAATTGCTAAATCTGCTGGTCATATTGGTGAATTGATTAAAGAAGGCGTTCTTGGAGCTTTTTCTGTTGGTTTCCGAGTCAAGGACGCAGAATATATGGCGGAAACGGACGGATATAAGATCAAGGATGCAGAACTACTAGAAGTTTCGGTAGTAACGGTTCCTGCTAACCAGGCTGCAACCTTTTCTCTTGCAAAATCCTTTAACTCTGAAAAAGAGTATGAGGAGTTCAAAAAATCTTTCAAACTAGACAACCCTTTGGACACCAAAAACCAGGAAACTGAATTAGAGGTGACCCCCGAAGAGAAGTCAATGCCTACTGACTTATCACAAGTCGAAGTACAGGAGAAAACTATGAGTGATATTAATATCGACGCAATAGTAGCATCTGCTGTCGAGAAGACGGCTGCTGCTATGGCGATGAAAGAAGCTGAGCGCAAGGCAGAAGAGCAAGCTAAGCTGGAAGCAGAACAAAAAGCTGCTGCCGAGGCTGAAGCTAAAAAATCTGCTGATGAAGCTCGCATTGTAACTGCAGTGCAATCTGGCACTGAAAAATTGATGGCTGACCTTGAAGCTAAGTTCGCTGAAAAAGATGCAGATTATTCTCGCATTATCGGTGAGCTTCAAGAAGAAATCAAATCTAAAGCAGATGAGATTCAGAAAATGACTGAATCAAAGCGTGTATTTTCTGATCGCGGTTCAAAATCTGCTATTTCTGAAGAAGAAATGGTTAATGCCCACATTTTGGGTGTTGTTACACGCAAAGGTATTGAGAATACCAAATACGGTCGTGAAATCCTTGAGAAAGTTAATACTAACTCAGGTGTTACAGTAGGCACTAGCACTACTGCTGATTTCGAAAGCACAGTATCAACTGCTGTAGAGCGTGATATTGAGCTAGAATTGGTTCTTGATCCAATTTTCCGTAAAATTAACATGACTGCTGCATCTATGGTTATTCCTACCATTCCTGATGCCGGTTATGCAGAGTGGGCAGCTAATAACTCTACTGGCGGCGCTTCAGGCAACCCTTTCAGCGGTAACTTGGAAGCTAAAGGTGCAGGCATTTCACCTGACTCAAACGACGGTATCGGCATGGGTTCAACCATTCTGACTACTTCTCGTTTGATCTCTCGCTCTTATATTGCAAACGAAACTGAAGAAGATGCAATTTTGCCAATTCTTCCTTTGATTCGTGAAGCAATGGTTCGTTCACACGCACGTGCTATTGAGCATTCATTGTTGTTGGGTGGTCACTCAAGTGCTATCAATGGTGGTTCTTATAATGGTCTTGTTCAATTGGCTACTGGTGCTTCTAAAGTATTAGACTCAGGCTCTGCCGGTTCTTCTCCAGCTGTAGCAGCTACTGCTGATGCATTATTGAATATGCGTCAACAAATGGGCAAATACGGTCGTCGTCCTGGCGATGTTGTTTATGTAATCTCTTTGGATGCATACTACGACTTGTTAGATGACCCCGATTTCCAGACTGTTAACGAAGTTGGCGATCAGCGCGCTACTCGTATTAGCGGTGAAATTGCAAACGTTTACGGTTCTCCCGTTATTGTTTGTGATGAATTCGCAGGTGGCAAAACTCAGGGTTCTCCTTGGGGCGTTGCAGTTAACCCACGTAACTTTGTTGTTCCAACATTGCGAGGTGTTACTGTTGAGTCTGACTATGATGTTGAAAATCAGCGTCGTGTATTGGTTGCTACTCAGCGTCGCGGCTTCAAAAACTTGTTCGGCGAAGGTGCCGGCGGTCAGGTTGTTGCGCACACTTGGTAAAATTGATCGGGAAGTCCTTCGGGACTTCCCAGTCTTTTAGGAATAGAAATGGCTGATTTAATAACATTAGATGAGTATAAAGTATTTGAGGGTGTAACCTCTACTCAATATGACGAAAAGTTTGAGGCATTGATTACGAGTGTAAGTCAATTAGTCCGAACTTATTGTGGTAATGAGTTTACTACGTATGCTGGGTCTCCTGGATACACTGAACTTTTTGATATTCAGTGGGATACTTATGTTGTTCAGTTAAAGCATAGTCCTATTATTCAAGTATATGGAGTCTATGAGAGAGCGGATCAGTCTTCGGAATATACTGAACTATTTTCAAACGGAACAAATGGAAAATATCAGTGGTATCAAGACCCTGTAACAGACTCTATTTTTAGAACTACTGATAGTGGTTTATATTATAATTGGCCTCGTGGCGTAGGTGCTGTAAAAGTAGTTTATTCTGCAGGCTATACTACAGTTCCAGAAGACTTAAAACTAGCAATCTCTGATTTAGTTACATACTACCATAAAAATGAGTGGAAAGAGAGGCAGAGTATTGGTTCTGTATCTCGCGAAGGCTCAGGCTCTTCGAGTGTTCGAAACGATCCCGGATTTCCAGACTATATTCGAAGAGTGTTAGATATGTATAGAGATGTCTAGAACATTTATAAAAAAAGTTCTGAACGAAGCTAAAAAGCAAATCGAACAGGATATACGAAATGAGTTAGCTTTAAAAGAGCAGGAAGCTAAATTTTCCGTAGATATTATAAGAGACGCCTTCGTAAAACAATTAACCTTTACTTATAGTAGTGGAAAAGTAAAATATGCTGTTTGGGATTCGTTAACAGAAAGAAAAAAAGAAAATACAATAAAGAAAATAGAAGAAATATCTAAAAATATTCTAGTAGAATTACGAGATGTTTTTGCAGAAAAGGCAACGTCCTCAAAAGACGGAAGATCAGGAGTTTCTTTATCTATTACTGAATATAAAGATGGTGGAAATCTCGAAGCTTTTGTAGTCAATGCCGTATTAAAAAAAAGTAAGGCTGGAAAGCTTAGAAGAGGTAATCCATACAATACTATACAAAGTACTTATATTTCTTTAATGAATAAAGGCTGGGCAGAAATAGTAAAAGTCGTATATAAGAAGCTAGACAAAGAAACTATAGCCAAATTAGAACAAACTAACGTGCGGGTAGCAAAAGGAAAGTACCAAAAAGCAACAGAGTATTTTGAGAATACAGAAGGAAACTTTGATTTTGGGCACTCGGAAGGATCTTCTGTTGCAGAAAAAAGAAAAACTACTACAATCAACACTATTGAGAGTAGATTAAAAACAAGAAATCGTCGCGCATATAAGGGAATAGATGTAGCTGCTGTATTAAAAAATTTAAAAATAAAACTCACAGCTAACTATCAATCCTTAGATGACATTAGTAAGATTTTTCTTACTGTAGAATCCGGATCTATTAATAGAAGTAGAGGTTCTATAGACGAAAAAAACATAATTCAAGGCTTTAAAGATGATATAGACGAGTACTTAAGAGAGCTAACAAAAGCAAGCCCTAAAAACGCAAAGGAGCTGGGATTAGACCCTAAAAACATAAGAGGTTCAGATAGCAGGGTAGAGATTGAAAAGAAAAAAATAGTAAAAGCTTTTAACTCTAAGCTTGATCTGCCTACTAAAGGTATTAATTCTAAACTTAATTTAAGTTCTCACTCTATATCTCAAAATATAAAAATAAACCCAACAATAACAAAAGAAACCTTAAAACCTTTACAGGCTAAGATTACCTCAAAAAACACTCCTAAACGTAGGGAAAAAAGAGGATCTGCTAATTCATTAGTGTCTTTGAAGGACTTATTAAATGCTTCAATAAACAAACAAGTTGCAGGTAATATGAAATCACCTGCTTTAGTTTACAGAACTGGAAGATTTGCAAACTCAGTTCAAGTAACAGATGTTACAGAGACTCCTCAAGGATACCCAAGTATAGGATATACATACATGAAATATCCATACCAAACTTTTGAAGTAGGGTATGCTCAAGGAAATCCGGACAGAGATCCAAGAAAACTTATAGATAGATCTATAAGAGAAGTAGCGTCGGAACTATTAATTGGAAGATTCTACACTAGGAGAGTGTAAATGGCAGATAGAGATTATACAACTAGACGTATGGCTATCGTTAAGGCCATTGAAGATAAACTAAAATTAATTAATGGGAATTATCCCTATAGAACAAACTTATATAATAACGTATTACCTCGCCTTAAGTTTTGGGATGAAGTCGAAGATTTCCCAGCAGTTCATGTAAGTGCTGGATCAGAATCAAGAGTTTATCAAGGTGGAGGATACAAAGACAGATTTCTATCTGTTACTATAAGAATCTATGTTCAAGAGGAAAACGCAATTTTTGCTCTTGAGAAACTAATGGAGGACATAGAAACAGTTTTAGAAAACAACGCAAGTCTTTCTTACGTGGATCAGGATGGCAACACTCAAAGTGTTCAGCAGATAACAATCTTGAGCTTGGACACTGATGAAGGAGCCCTTGAACCGCTTGGAGTGGGAGAGATTCTTTGCGAGGTTCGATACTAACCTTGTTAGGTTAAGATGAAAAGTAAAAACTTTTCTTCGGAGAAATAAACATGGCATTACAATTTACTAGAAATGCAAACGTATATGTTCAGCTTGTAGATGCTGCTGGATCCCATGTTCAAGCATGGAAACTTTCAGTATTAGATGGCTTT